GAGGACTACAAGCCGTTTGCGGCGCGCCCATTTGGCTATCGCCCGGTCTGGATCGGCTACGACCCATCCTTGAGCGGCGACAGCGCCGGCTGCGTGGTGCTGGCGCCGCCGCTGGTTGCCGGCGGCAAGTTCCGTGTCCTGGAGCGCCATCAATGGCGCGGCATGGATTTCGCGGCTCAGGCCGAAGCCATCCGGCAAATGACCTTGCGCTATCACGTCGAATACATCGGCATCGACACCACCGGCATGGGCATCGGCGTGTTTCCCATCGTCAAACAGTTCTTTCCCGGTGCCACCGCGATCAACTATTCCGCCGAGGTCAAGGTGCGCATGGTCTTAAAAGCCAAGGATGTCATCAGCAAGGGGCGCCTGGAATTCGACGCCGGCGCAACCGACCTGTCGGCGGCCTTTATGGCGATTCGCAAAACCATTACCGCCAGCGGCAGGCAAGTCACCTATGACGCAGGCCGCACCGCCGAGACAGGCCACGCTGACTTGGCCTGGGCCTGTATGCATGCGCTCGATCACGAACCGATAGAAGGCATATCGGAGTCCACCACCTCATTTATGGAGATTTATACATCATGAAGAAACAGCGGTTTAAACAGGCACGACAGCACGCGACGGCGCCGCCGGCGATCATCGCACCAGTACCACAGGCCGCGCCATCTGTGGAGGCGTTTTCGTTCGGCGACCCGACGCCGGTGCTCGATCACGCCGATATTATGGAAAGCCTGGAATGCTGGCTCAACGGTAAATGGTACGAACCGCCGGTGAGCTGGCAGGGCCTGGCGAAGTCGTTTAATGCGAGTGTTCATCACAGCAGCGCGATCCACTTCAAGGTCAACATCTTGTCGTCCACCTTTGTGCCAAACAAGGTGCTGTCGCTGGCGACATTTAAGCGTCTCGCGCTCGACTTCCTGACCTTCGGCAATGCTTACCCAGAAAAGCGCAGCAGCCGCACGGGGCGGCTGGTGGAGTTAAAACATTCCCTGGCCAAGTACACGCGGCGCGGGCGGGATCTGGATACCTATTTCTTTGTGCCTGGCTGGCAACAGGAACATGTGTTTGCCAAGGGTGCCGTATTCCATCTGATGGATCCTGATGTGAACCAGGAGGTGTACGGCTTGCCGCAATACCTGTCGGCCTTGCAGTCGGCCTGGCTCAATGAATCGGCCACGCTGTTCCGTCGCAAGTATTACAAGAACGGTTCTCACGCTGGCTTCATCCTCTATATGACCGACGCGGCCCAGAACATCAAGGATGTGGACAACCTGCGCACCGCGCTGCGAGACAGCAAGGGGCCGGGCAATTTCCGCAATGTGTTCATGTACGCACCAGGCGGCAAGAAGGACGGTATCCAGATCCTGCCGGTGTCCGAGGTCGCGGCCAAGGACGAATTTTTTAACATCAAGGGCGTGACCAGGGACGACTTGCTGGCGGCACACCGCGTGCCGCCGCAACTGATGGGGATCATGCCCAGCAATGCCGGCGGCTTCGGTGCGGTCGAGCCGGCGGCCCGCGTGTTCGCCCGCAATGAGCTGGTGCCGCTGCAATCGCAATTTTTAATGATCAATGAATGGATGGGAGAAGAGGTAGTGAAATTTAACGAGTACACATTGGGAAACATGGAAGGACAAGCAGCATGAGCGACGTAGCCGACCGCGCCGACTGGCGCATTGCCCAGGACATCAAGGCCGCCATGGCGCATGCGCGCCGCATCCCCCAGTTGGAGGCGGACGGGCGCTGCCATTACTGTGATGAGCATGTCGCCCATGGGGCGCTGTTCTGTAATACGGATTGCCGGGACGACTATCAGAAGGAACAGGAGGCGCTTAGGCGCGCCGGACGCTGAGGGTATGCCTGCCCCGCTGCCATGTTGTTACGGCAGTGCCTGCATCGTCTCAAGCCGCTTCACGCGGCTTTTTTTACGCCTTGATATTGTTGCCTTGGCATGAAAAAGACTGCCGGCTATGACCCTTTGCGCGGAGTCCCCCCACGCCTGCCCGCCCCGTTAAATGTAGTGCTTTTAACGCAGTTCGGAAAAACGCCAGGCTTCCAGGCCACGCGGGGTTCACGGGGAAAATGGTTGTATCAACGTAACGCAAAATGACGCACTTTGAGCGGAATTTCAGCAAAAATCCAATATGCGTTTATACTGTACATACATACAGTATAGTTGCACTTTGGAGAACATTATGCGCCTCACCGACATTAACGAATTTGACGCGGTAATTGCCCGCGCAGAGCCAATTATCCACACGATAGTCGCCCGCCATCGCACCTCAGGATCGCCGCTCACCTGGCGGCTAATCCATTCCATTGAAAGTGAAGTTCTGACCGAATTGACTCGGTCAAATGACCTTAAGCCGGCTTATATCAATTTGATTAAGCATTCTGGCGTTTTCAAATACCCATTGAACGACGACCCGGTGGATTTCGGCAAATCAGGTGCTATTGCTTGTGCGTTTTCGATGATCTACGAGGCATTTCACCGGGTCCATTGATTCGCTTTATGCGTTGTCAGGTCTGCGCAGTTATTGCACATACCAATAATTCTGGAAAGTTCGGAGACGTCGGATCTTGCTAGTAGGACCGTTCTTACTTCAAATATCTGAGATCGACTCGGGACAATTTCTATTGGACTGCGGCACATCCAACCAATCAAAATCTCTGTAATTTCCGTGGCCGGCAACGATGCAACTTCCTTCCGAGTAGGCACGTACCTATGCTAAGTTCAACAAACTACCGCTAAGCGCAGGCGCGAATTTCTTCACTTACCGACCAAGGTTGGAGGTGGAGAAATTCGCGGGTAGCGTGCTGATGCACGTGTTATTTCGGAAGCGGATCAAAAACAAGCGGCGCGAACTGGCAGTGAAATGGTAAAAAAAATCATTGCTTGCCGGTCGACTTATCCGAAGGGCGATTGACCATGGACAGAAATTCTAGCTGAGGTGCGAGCCACCCATGTACGTTATACGTATTCACAGATTCACGGATTTTTTCACTCATTTCTTTGCGTTCCTCTTTCGTCATGCCAATCAAACTTCTTAAATAAACGGCGAGAGCAGGAATATCGCCTGATGGGAACATACTACGTTGACGGAATTGCTCCGAGGTTTGAGAGAATTCTTCTGACGCTCCCACACCCGTGGACATCACCATGACGCCAGGATGTACATCCTGGCCTGGCGCAGCGGCGCCTTGCGCAGCGGCGAATTCCTTGACCCCAAGATGCTGCCCATCCCACGGAGACGATGCCACGTATATATCGATCAACCGAAAAAGTTCTGGCAAAGACGCGCGACTCACCAATTCGTTGTGGTAAATGACAGGCGTCCAAGATGTAGTTCCATCGTCGTTTTTAGTTCCATACTTATTATTGATCTCCGCCACCAACTTTGCGATCTCATCGTGAGCTTCCTTATATGCGGGCAAATCTGACCGTGATGGCGCCGCAACTTGGACAAATACCAACTGTCCGTAAAGAGAGGGATTCACCTCAAGCAAATCAGCATACGCTTGAAGGCGCCCGAGAATGTCTTTAGTCCAATCTTCCCGATCAACGCCGCCTATCACCGTGCGTCCCAGTGTAACTTCATTTTCTACTTTGGTTAGTAAGGCTCGGTCATTCTCGTCTGTTTTGCCGCTTAAAAACTCTGGAACATCAATGCCGATAGGAAAAGACTTTACGCGGGTTGCCTTGCCGGAAACGATCACGTCATATGAACCGTCTTCAAGCCTCACCGTGGTTCCATCCAAATGCTCTTTCACGTAATTGCAAAAATTTTCCACGTCATTGTTGGTCTGTAGCCCGACGAGATCGCAGGAGAGCAGCGACGACATCAATTCCTTGTGGTTAGGCATTTTGTAGGCCTCTTCAGGCGTCGGTATCGGTATATGGTGGAAGTAGCCTATCGGATTTTCGATGCCTTTTTCCCGCAGGATTTTTGGAAGCACCATATGATGATAATCCTGAATAAGCACAATTGAGTCCGGCGCCACGTTCAGCCGGTCGATCACCTGCAGCGCAAATAAGTCGTTGACCTCCCGATAGGTCTCTATCTTGGGGGCTGGCATTATCAAATCCGCTCTGTAGTGGCAGGCAGGCCAAATTACTTGGTTCGCGAATTCTTCATAAAACCCAATATTCTGCTTGTTGCTTAGAGGAAATTGTCTTACTTTTCCTCCATCGACAAAAGTATTTTCTGCGACAGTGAATACTTCACTAACTTTTTTGTTCGTAAAAAGCCAAAAATTTCCGGGCAGCTTGGCTACCGAAGCCACTGCTGGTACCAGTCCGCCTCCTGTACCTTCCGCTTGTGGAGAATTAACGTTGACCCCTGCGTTCGACACAAAGAGCACACTGCGGGGTGAGGGAATGACTGCCGCAGGTTTTTTGGGGTCGATCAACCGGTTCGACACAACGACCAGCCGTTTCCGCACATTCGATGAACTCGATGTCTCAGGCATCTTGCGCTTTTTGCGTGGGGGCAAACCTGCAAGCTCGAATGAGCTGCTTGGTGTGGAAGGTAAACGTTCCTGTGTTGATATGGAAAGCTCGTCGTTAGTTTGGGTATCTGTATTGGCGGGACTGGCTAAAACTTGATTGTTATTGATGTGCATTTATTAACTT